TTCATGCAAATACCGGATATTGCATTACACCACCATTCAGCGTTCAAAACCAAAAAGACATTTTGCTAAATTTGGGAATTTTATTAGATGGAAAATATAGAGAGAATTTATTGGATGCCGGAATTTATAACTATTTGGAAAAATATACAAGTGATCGAGGTTCTTCTCCTGACGGGCTTTATTGTTACAATTTCTGCCTGAATACTGATCCAAGAGACCTTCAACCTTCGGGTGCAATTAATGCAAGCAAATTTTCAACAATTGAGTTTGAATTTACCACATTTTATCCGCCGCTGGATCCAAGTGCGAATTTTCTTACCATTTGTGACCCCGAAACCAATGTTCCGGTTGGCGTGAATAAACCAACGTGGAGAATTTATGACTACAACTATAATTTGACCATTTTCGAAGAGCGTTACAATATGCTTACATTTGTCGGCGGAACATGCGGCCTCATGTATGCGAGATAATAAATAAGTATTTTAATTTGTAGTTATAAAAATAAATAAAAAAAATAAATATAAAAAATAATAAAATAAATAAATTGAAAATTAAATTTGTACATTTTTATTATATAGCGTTTCCTTTCCTTTCCTTTCACTTTACACTTTTTGCAATGACGACGACTACTATGATGACATCCAAAGAATTGGGACGACTGCAACGAACAATGAACGAGCTGCTTCAAAGCGGTTTAAAGGATGACTTTCGCTCATTGCTTGACAAGAATGCAGAGTTGATTCGAACAACCCGAGAAAAAGGCATTGTTACGATGGTTTTGCGATTCGCGATTTTGGAACGGGATGATGCGCTAATCGTTTCCCTTTTTGATCGCCTTTCAATGAAACGCGACTACTTTGCACTCATGGTTTACAACCCCGATCCCGAATACTGTGTTCATTTGTTTACGCGATACATTGATGCCGCGCTTTTGGATTCCAAAGACATTCGATTCATGATTGAAAACCGCCTGGCATTTCTATTTCGCTATTTGGACGGCAAATTTTTGCATGATTCTAATTCCGAATCCCCGCCACCCTGTGATTTGTCGTGCTTGTCCAGGTACTCGCTTCAGGGATGCGACTATTACATTCAAAAGATTGTGAGTCGGATGGAGAAAAATCCCAAAAACAAATTTCAAAAACATGTTCCCATTTTGAAAAAACTCAAACAAATAAATTACAATGCAATCATTGACGGCGGAAATGTCTTGCACTCTAGAAACGGCATTCCCTGCCCGGATGACTTGAACACCATGATTCAAATTGTTCGGTTGAACGGGTGCAGTCCGCTCGTTGTAATACACAAGTCACACACGGATGAACAATTCAATCCAGCGTATGCTCCGCGCATCAACCAAATGTTGCGAGACGTGCATCACATTGTTACTCCGGCTGGAATGAATGATGACTTGTTTATCCTTCTAGCATACTTGATGCGCATTCAACAACAAGAGAAACAACCACAACCACAACCACAAGAGAAACAACCTAGTTCTCGCGTTTGCATCATTACGCGCGACACGTATACCGACCATATGGACACGCTCAAAAAAACAGAAAAAAATGTGTCTGATGATTTCGGGAAATACTTGGCCAACGATCTCATTTCATTCGTAAACACTCACGGACAATTGCACCTTTGTGGTTCCATTGTACAACCATTTTCACACTGCATTCAAATCGTTGAACCGTATGCGTACATTCCTTTACAGGCGCCACAACCGTCACAACACACATTTACATTTCGACAAATACGTCTTTCATAAATAATAATCATACTATTGGTTGCATAAAAAATAAAAATAAAAAAAATATGTTTGTTTTTTATTTATTTTTTTTGCAAACATTTCAAACATTTCAAACAGGCACATCGCCGCCGATTTCTTCGTTCACTTTTCCTTTCGCCAAACAATCGTAACAAAATCGCAACAAATCGCCGACAGCAATATTGTAACTTTGAGCTGTGAACTTTGTAAAATACTCTTTAGACCCAGCCACTTGATCCAAGTATTCTTTGAATGATATCATGGATTTTTCACACCATACGTGATCTGCATTGTATTTGTAGTCCACGTATGTTACCCACAACCATTCCAAATCAGCACGATCCCCCTTGTAGTAACCATACAATTTGTACTTTATATATTGTTTGAAACTGCCATCATCCCAAAATCGTTTCGTAAATGAAAATCTGGCATCGTAGCTATTGTGTTCTGAATCGTCGCAAAAATGAGTGCGAACTTCATACCGAATATCTTCATCAGCCCACAAATGTTTCAGATTTTTTTTTGTTTGCTCCGACCTCTGTTTTTGTGTCACGATATAGTTTTGAAGATTTTGAAACGCCCGGTTTGGCTTTGTTTTTGTTTTTGATTTTTCTTTTGTTGGCTTTGGTTTGAATTCCTCATCTGTTTGCAAAGACAATGTCTGACACATTGCTTGTGTCTCGCTTCCAAAATTCAAGGTATTTATAACTAAACTGACAACTTCTCTGACATTGGTTGAGTTCACGAGAATCTTTGATTCAGAAGAGTCGGCACTTTTTTTTTCAAGTTCAAGCAGATTCTCGTGTGTCGCGGCTTGTACGATCATTTTTGGATACTGACTCTTCAGGATATTCAACCTGTGTCGCTCAATTGTGTTTTTTGTAACCGACACTATTCGTATATGCAAGTCATACAATAATATGTTGATTCTGCTAATGTGATCCTCGTTGGTGTCCAAAGGCATGGGTAGAATCATCCACCTACTTTTCCTGTCAACAATCTCGATTTCAAGTGTCGGAATTTGTGAAACTTCTTGTAACGCCGCATTCACTGCTTTCAACATTGCTTCCCAGCGTTCATCATTGGAAAAATCGAATCTGTAATAATCACCTTTGTTTTCAAGTTGTTTCAACTGAAAAGGTGTTGACGTTGTTGTTGGTGTTGACGTTGTTGTTGGTGTTGACGTTGTTGTTGGTGTTGACGTCGATGAACTCATATTTCAAGTAACAATTTGATAGAAGATATAAGATACACTATTCATTTTTAATTTAACTACATTTTTTTCAATTTATAATTTTATTTATTTATAATTTTATTTATTTATAATTTTATTTATTAATTTATTTATTATATTTAATAAATAAATTAATAAAATCAAAATGGAATCAAATACATGTACATATATTGCGGAACTGGTATCTTGGTCTGATAAATTTTACGGATTTCCATTTCAAACTATTCGCATAAACGGAAATGAAATGAAAATATGTGTTTTATCTGCACCACCAACGTCCGACAAACGACACATTTTTTATAATTTGAAAAAACAGGGGTATTTGATGGTGGGGATAAGCTCACATGGACATTTTCCCTTTTTAAACCATAGCGACTGTTTAAATAATTCATTTCTACACGAATTAACAACAAAAGAAATGAAAAATATTTTAAATCAAATGGATTGCTGGTTGACATGTTCAAAAATTCCCGTACCATACAATATTCCACAATTTGAATTTAGTGAATCGGATTGCCCAAACATTAAAATGATTGCATCCAAAGGTTTAGAAAAACGATATGATGTGATTTATAATGCCGGTTCTGATGGACCGCATCATTACTATCATAAAAATTGGCCGCTGGCAGTAAAGTGCATAAAAAAAATGAAAAAAGCGGGACTAAAAATACTTGTAGTTGGCAGAACAGATTCAAGAGGAGCAATTAAAGATAAATATAAACGCATTGAATATAAACCGTTTACCAATTGGAATGATTTTATCGATTTGATCGAAGCTTCGCGTGTAATGTTTATTTCCAGTGTTTCGGACGCATCGCCTCGCATATTAACCGAATCGCTGTGTAAAGGAACTCCAATTCTCGTAAATAAAGACATTTTTGGAGGATGGAAATATGTGAATGAAAACACGGGCGCATTTTTTTCATCACAAAAAGATGTTATGCTGGCTCTAAATAATATATTCATGAAATCATATGATACTCGCCAATGGTTTTTGGATAATTATTATCGCGATAATATATCCAAAAAACAAATGGATTTAGGAATATTTTTAGAACGCGTCATTCGTGAAAAAAGGGGACAATCTATTTCGGATTTTCAACAAATATGATATATTAAATAGTTACTTTATTCTATTCATTTTCAATATTTTGTAAAATAAAAAAATAATATTATAATACTGTATAACATTATTTTTTACACCTTTTCTTATTTAAAACGCCCATTTTATATGAGAATAACCTATAAATAATTCTTCTTTATTTTTCGTGTCTTGTTTTTATTGGATACATATTTTTCTGGTCTTTCATATGCACCCTTAATTATGTTCCTGTATTTATCTTTTGGAATATTCGTTATGGTGTTGATTATATTCTCTTTCAATTCTGCGTGTGTTAATCCGTCTAATTTTTGTAAAAAGACGCAGAAATATCCGAATTGGAAGCAGAGATAGCCGCATCCAAAACCACTTGAAATATTATTGTAGATTCCATTTCAAAATAGATACCGCAATCAAAACGGATGTTTTGCTTCCATATGCAACTTAAATAATCCTTTTGAAAAATTACCAAAATCACATGCTTCACAGTAATATTTAAACTCATTTTTCCTTTCTTCCTTATTTGCGTGGTTATTCAAATAATGAAGTTTCATATTGGTCGTTCGCGTAGTCGTATAATCACATAATTTACAGTTCGGTTCAAATACCTTATCACTTCTGGTCTTTCTTATCCCATTATTTTTATGTTTTTCACATTCTAAATGTTGTTTCCAGTGTGCAGGATACATACATTTATAATTACAGCATTCACAATAATATGTGTGTTCTTTTTCAATCGTTTGTTCCATTTCTGTTAGTTGTTATAACATATTATATTTATATAATATGCGTTTAAATGACTTAAAAATAAATATTATAATAGTATATAAAATGAAAAGGAAGAAAAAGGACGAATTCAAAGAGTTTAGGAATAATGAAAAATCCGCATACAAAACATTCAAAATACCCTTGAAAACCATTTTAGTGAATTGTGATACGATGCAACCATTAATAAATCATTTGGTTTTTGAAATGAATGATTTGGTTATTCATACTTATCAATTTATTCGGTTGTATGTTTTATACCAATACAATAATAATCTACCGTTACCTGATGTAGATGAAACATTTATTTTGTATAGCATCAAGACATTAGGAAATCGTGATAATAGAGGAAAGAAAGGCAAAGACACAGAACTATTGGAAATATTGGAACAATTCTATAAAACTGAATATCAACCTTTACTGAACCATGTAAAAACCAATTTGAAACACACAACTTATTTATTGCCTTATTTAGCAACACAAATACACACATCATTATCAAACAATATTCAGGAGCGTTTCATACAACACTTTTTACGATTTATTAACAAAACCACAAATGAAATTACCGAAGATAAAGCAACCTTATTTCAATTCAAAAAGAACCTTATGGAATTAAGTGAAACCGATGAAATATTTAATGAATGGAAAGAAACACATTTATCTAACATTTTACCTACTGAAATCAAAAAATCAGTTCATTATGATGTTAAAGTGAAACCATTTGATTATTTGAAAGGAATGTTGTATATGAATTCTGTATTGGAAAAACAAGAAAGTAAATTGTTTCAACCCCTACCATTACGAAACAACATCATTCCCAAACACATTATTATTGATACTGCAAGTTTAATCAATCTGTTTTGCCCTGAAAAGGACAAAGATGGTAATAAAGTGAAAAAGGGTGAATTGTTGAGTAATGTGAAAGACAATCAAAAGGATGTATGGATTAACTTTTTGGATATGAAAAATAAAATATTCAAAAATAAACATTATCAGTTTCATAACCAAATCCAAACTGACGGTGTTTCGTGTTGCTTATTATTTATTAGAAAGGATTTGAAGGATAAAAAATGGGGTGCAAGAGTTCCTATTTTACAAGAACAAGATTTTTACAATATTGAGGATTTATCCAAAGAACAATTAGATACTTTGAAAGAACGGAATATTGTTGGTTGCGACCCCGGAAAACGCAGTTTGGTTTATATGATGGATAAAAACGGAAACAAACTTCAATACACAGCCCCACAAAGAAAAAGAGAAAGTAAAGCAAAAACAAACGAACGAATTTTATTAGAAGAGAAAAAGCGAAATGGTATTATTGAAAAAGAAACACAACTGTCAATTCAAAATAGTAAATCAGTTGATTACGAAAAGTTCAAAGTGTATCTCGTTGAAAAGGATAAACTAAACAAAGAAACTATGGAGTTTTACCATCGTGATACATGGCGAAAAATGAAATTTCGTCAATATAGTTATGGTAAGAAATCAATTGACACATTTTTGAATAAAATTAAAGAAACATTTGGCGAAAATATCTTAATCGGTTATGGAAATTGGAGTAGAAGCACACAAATGAAACATTTTATGCCTACGATGAATAAAGGGTTGAGAAAATTAATTCATAAAAAATATGATACAATAACGATAAATGAATGCAACACAAGTAAGAAGTGTTGTGATTGTAATAATGATTTGGAGTATTATAAAGATAAGGAAGGAAATAAAGTATTTCGTCTGTTAAAGTGTTCTAACTGCGTGAGTTGCGAAAACAAAAAAATCGTATTTAGAACCAGAGACGCAAACTCTTCTATAAACATAATGAAATTAACACATTCTTGGATAGAAAAACAAGAGCGACCATTATGTTTCCAAATTTCGTCTTTCACCTGTTCCAATAAAAAAGAAGAACAGGAAAAAGTTAGACCATCGTAGGTGAAATTCCTACTATTGATTTTACGCTTTTTTCTTATTTTTTTGCTCTATAAAATGGGCGTTTTAAATGAGAAAAGGTGTAAAAGATGGCACAACGAAATCGTAGCGTAAGAAAACGAAGAACTATGAGGAGACGGACTATGAGGGGAGGACTCCGGCTTGGGTGCGTCGGTTGTGGAGAGGGCGGAAGGCGAAAAATGACTAATAGAAGGACTATGAGGGGAGAGGCGTATGTGCAACGACGGTAGTTGTAGGGTTATAGGAGGGGGGGGGGGTGTTGCCTTAGGGTGGGCCTGATTGTCATGTATCTCATGTATCTGCGATAGAATAATTATTTTATTTAAGGAATATTTATTTAAGGAATATAATATTTTTATATTAACATATTATATAACATAATATAATATTATATAATACAATGCCAAGAATCTCAAAATGCGACAACAAGAATAAAAAAACGCAAAAAAAATACAAGTCACGACCTTCTCCCGCGTTTCCAGCAAATGATTGCAAAAATAAAACAAAAAAAGGGAATAATGGAAAGTTTTTTAAATCTGTCGCAGATAAAAATGGTGTTTACAAGTGGGTCCCGGTTGTAAAGAAAAAATAAAAATAAAAATTATAATCTCGGTTTAAATATATATGGTGTAAATATATATTTATTTTAAAATGGATTTTAATAACGATGTTGAATTAGCTTATTTGATGAATGAGGAACAAGAAGAAGATAATATACCGATACAATCAGGTAGAGTAAATCCTTATCCACATGATACAAATAAACATTATGCGTGGACAAAAACATCAAAAAAAACTAAAAACAATGGACGTCGTCCCACCTGTAAAACCGAATCATTATCATTATATCCTTATGGTTTTGAACCACCTCCCCCCCCACCCCCTGCTCCTGCTATTATGGCAATGGGTGGGTATAAAAAAATGTCATACGAACAATGCCAAGATGCCAACTGCATTCCCGAAAAAGTTATGAAAAAAGAACGGGACCCTTACTTGCAGTCGTTGAAAAAAAAATGCATCTTGAAAAAAAATCCGTCAAAACAAAATATCAAATCATACTCCAATTGCGCAATAAATCATTATAATGCATCACGTTTAAAATCGCTGGATACTAAACAACTACAATGTATGAAAAAAAAATGTGATCATTTGATCAAATTTGGAGGAAGAAAATATGGGTCACGAAATACAAAAATGAATACTTTAAAAAAAAATAAAAAGAATAAAAGAAAAACAGTTAGAAGAAAATAAAAATAAAATAATTCATAAAATTGAAAATAAAATCCATTCTCGTCGTTTCAATCCATTCCATCATGATAAAAAGCAAACGACTCATGTGCGAAATAACACCACAACTTGCAGAATTCATAGGTGAACCCGCCAATAAAAAAATGTCGCGTATAGAAGTCACGCGCAAAATTGATGCATACATTCAACAAAACCATCTTCAGGATGTTATGAATCCCACCAACATTTATCCCGACAAGAAACTCATGACTCTGCTTTTATCTGCATTTACTACATCACCATTAAAACCATATCCCAAAATGATTACATTTGAAATGCTGCGCGACATCATTTCAAATCATTGTCTTTCCCCCCAATACGAAGATTATTATTATATAGGTAGTTGTAATAAGAATAACCAGACACGCACTTGTCGTCTTCATTGCTATCATCATAATGATAATCGTTACCGAGAATTTTTGTTTTTATGCACATTCACAATCTTGTTTATCATTCTACCGCTAATCATTATCCGATGATGGATAAAACATTTGATAAGGTTTCCATTGTTCCATTTGTCTCTAATGACTCTATCATATTTACGCGCATTTTATGGACACATGTCAAATAATAACAATTTTCAGCCGCATTGTATATTTTTTCTTCAACAAGATAATTATCCGCTGGAATATCTATAAATGTGTCGCAATCATGATTGGAACAAACACATGTAATGTATACGCGATTTATTTTATCGCAATACGTATTTAAAAAATCATTGTATATTCGACTTCCGCCAATAATCCACAGCTCGTCATACTTTGCAGCTTCGCAAAATGCAATCGCGTCATTTATAGAAGAAAATATGTGACAACAAGACGAAGATGCTGTCAATTGTAAACTTGAAGAGCTAGAAATGATAATATTGGTTCTATTTTTTAGTGGGCGCCTATTCTCCGGAATGCTGCACCACGTATTTTTACCCATGAGTACAGCATTATTTCCTGCACCCGTTGTTCGCTTTGAAAATAGTGCCATATCGCCTTTTAAATGAGGCCACGGCAAACCCCCATTTTGTCCAATCCCTCCATTTTTAGTAATTGCAACTGCTATATTTATAATCATTTTATATTTTATTATTATATTTATTATATTTAGTATATTTATTATTATTTTAAAACTAATAGTATTTTATAAAATAGTATTTTATTATAATAACAAGTAAAACAATATACGTGGTACAAGGATGAAATTTAAATTCGAGTTTATTATTTTTATTATTACCGCCGCATTGGTTTTAAATACGTATTATGATGGAAAATACTTTAAAATGGTGGAAACGACGAATGCAAGAAAATATATAAAAATGGCAACGATTGGATTTTTCGGTTTGTCCATGTATTTATTCATGAAGAAAAATCCGGCGAATTCTCAGACCATTATGCACCACGCCAATGAATTGATCAAGTACATGCCCATTAGCCGCGAATCTGCCGACATGTTGACCCCATTTTTCGACATGACAAATAAGCGCTCATTTTTTAGCAAGAGTGATGGAGGAGATAACGATGGCGACACCATTAATCGGCGAGAACAAAACAGTGTTAATAAAATAATGAGTTCGGGAAAAACGACGGGAACTGGAGGAGGAGGGTCCACAAAACGCAGCGTCAGCGAATCCAAAAAGAAATTTGTCGCAGCTGAACAAGGATGGAAATGCGGCGAATGCAAACGCCAGCTTCCAGGATGGTTTGAAGTCGATCATAAAATCCGTTTAGAATACGGAGGTTCCAATGCTGTCGATAATTTAGTGGCACTGTGCCGAGATTGTCACGGAAAAAAAACGGCATTTGAAAACTTTTAGAATATCATTATTTATTCATTCATTGGTATGTATTGTATGTATTGTTGTATTGTTGTATTGTATATTTTATAAATAATTTTATATTATATAATATATCTAAGAATCTTCTAAAAAATTAAATAAAAAATTAAATAAAAAATTAAATAAAAAATTAAATAAAAAATTAAATAAAATGCAGTCAATAAATAGTAACGGGAATGGAACAATGGGAACAATGACAACTTTAACAAAACTCATTTTAATTGCGCTATTATGCATCGTTATTAATATTCCGCTATATTTTTTAGATGAAAAATGGGTCGCCGGCTGGTTTACAGGCACATGGATCGGTGCATCGGTATTAACCTTTCTTTACAATTATGGTTTCAACCTAAACATTACATCATACAGCTTGTCCACCCTGTTGAACATGTTTCTTTTCCCGATCTTAACCTACGCATTCTGGATGATATCGATTTATTGGTTGGTTTCATCGGAAATCGATTTAAATGAAAATCCGAACGATAGTCACATTTCTAGAAATATTGCGGCAATTTTTACCGCCGTAATCCCCTTTTTAGCAATTGTAGTCACTATTTTATATAAAATGGATGCAATCCATCTTATTTTTAAGGGAATTGTCGGCAGCATTATTGTATTCATTTTTGGGCTGTTCTTCTATTATTTAAATGTATTGCGCACAAGTTGCGCGAATGGTTCCAATTGCTGGGCATATGCCGGGTGGTCCACATTTTTATCTTTTATTATAACAACCATAGTTTTTACATTATTGTCCTTTGTAAATATTCCAAATGCATTTTTGAAAATGTTTCAGATATTCCCAAAAAATTTTACAGATAATTTAAGCGCTCCCATGAATATTTTTTCAATCATCATGTATGTGATCCTCTGGATATCCAGCATTATCGTATTTTTTAGACACGACGCAACCTTTGGAGACGAAGAAGGCGATCCCGTAAATATATCGTTTACAGTCATAGCAATTCTATCGCTGATAATATTATTCATCAAACAATTCGATTTTGCATCAAAATTTATAACACGATTAATTCAACTTTTTATGAATACGGAATTTAGCCCCTATACAATTTTATTGCACGCTGCAATTATTTTTTCAATACTATTTGGTATCAACATTACAACGACATCTTTAAACAAAACGGGGTGGAATAATAATCCGTCCATTTTGGCCATATTTATTTGTACACTTGTTGTAATTATATTTTATATAGGCATATTATACTACAACTATTAAATTTATTTTATTATTTTATTATTTTATTTCATCTATTTATTTTATTTTGTTAATTTAGTGACCGTTGCTTTAGTAGATGGATAAAGATGCATTCATGATGAAAGCTATAAAAGTCAAAGATTCCATTTCTGATTTTGGAGCGTCCTTTAAATTTTTTACAATACTTATCACCCTTGTCGTCTTGTGCATTTTAGCATATGGGTACAGTCATAATTTTATTAAAAATCAATGGTGGTTTTCCGCAGCATTTGTATTTATACTTTTATCCGCCGCCTTCTTAAAAATCGTTTTCAACTTGTCTACAATTTATATCATTTTATATGTTTTAGTCGCAGTTTCAGAACTGCTCTTTTTGATAAACACGCTAGCCGGAATCATAATGTCTTGCATTGTTGGACTCATCGTCCTGTACATTTTATACCTCACAATTATAAAAGGTGAGAATGTAACTAATTTGGTGAATGCATTTTTTAGCGACGCGTCCTTATCCGATCCCCTCTACATTATAAACAAAATTATAACATTTTTGTGTAACTATTTTGTGAAAGGTGCGCTAGTTACCCTCATTAAAAATTCAATGTTGATTATTTTTCTCATGTATTTGGGTTTGGTGTATTATATTTATACAAAACAGCCCTATCAAGTGGTTTCAGACAATAAGTCGATATTTTTATTCCTGTTTTTATTTATTGGATTTGCGCTTTTATCGCTGCTCGTAATGGGCGTTGAAGCATTTATACCCTTTATAACCTCCTTTTTAAAATATGCGATAATCATCGGCATAGTAATAGGTCTGATTCTCGCTGTTCTACACGTGTACACCAACGTGCCCATCATTGCAAACACGGTTTTATTTATCCTTAATATCGCAATCCTTGTCGGTATTCTGGCCATGATTGTACGATTCATCGGAGCCGAAGCCCCGAATTATGTTTCTGGACCTCCCACGTGGTCGAGTTTAATATTTAAAATTATGATTTACATCCCATGTTTGTTTCTGAACTTGGCCGATTATTTTCGAAACGAATTCAAATTGGCACAACGACAATGGACATACGTCATTCTTTTAGCATTCGAAATCTTATTCATTGCTTTAATTTTCTTCCTTCCAAGCGTATTCGATGCAATCGTTAATCATAACGGCGAAGTTATTTTGGATAAAGTGCTGCCGCTTGAAAAGAAAAGTGAGCCGTTTGATGTCATTATAACCGACCCTTCAGATAACAGCCAGACAGTTTCTTTGACGCCGTCTCTTGCAGACAATGTTAAAACAAATAGTCCGCACTACAGTTATGGAGTTTCCGCATGGTTTTATATTCACCCTGAACCGCTTAACAGTTATTCGTCTGGAAGCAACGGCATAAACATATTGAACTTTGCAACAAACGGAGACGGCAATGGCGGAGCGCCGCAAGTGTCATTTAATCCGGCGACCAATGAGCTGATCGTGAATGTTCAAACGAGCACAAATAATAATAATAATAGTCAAAAACAGGTTATTGTTCCAAATCCAGTTCTTTTACAAAGATGGAATCATTTATTCATCAACTTTAACAATAATGGCATTATGGATATATTTTTAAACAACCATTTAGAAAGTTCAACGCCAAATATTATTCCAAAATTGCCAAAAACGTTGATTGTTGGTTCCGATTCTGGAATATACGGTCAAGCGTGCAATGTGGTATATTACAAAGATGTCGTGGGCTCTCAGGGCATTTCTTGGATTTATAACACGCATAAACTGTTAAACCCGCCATTAAAACCCAACTTTTAGATAAAATTTTAAATTATTTGCATTTATTTAATTAAATAGTTTTTAATTAAATAAATGCAAATAATTTAAAATAACTTGTATAAAAAAAAATATTACAAGTTATATATATATATAGAAATAAAAATAAGTATTTAAAAATCAAAGTAAAATGGATTTTTCTTGGTCAACAATTATTATTATTATACTCATCATCGTCATTGTGTATTTCGTTTGGACAATGCTCTCTTCATCCTCTTCAACTACTGTAATTAGCGGATCGCAGGATGCAAAAACTCAAACATCTTTGTCTATACCCGACAATAACTATAGTTTTGCCCTTTCCATGTGGATTTATGTGAATGACTGGGAATCAACATCGGTAGACAAACCAATCATATCTTCGGAATCCGACTCTTCGAAAAAAACAGATCCCAATTTGCTGATTAGTTTAGGTAAAGATAACAATACGCTGAACGTGTCTTTAGGAAACAGCGGCGACACGGTAATTCCTTCAATTCCAAATATACCGCTGCAAACATGGGTATCCATCATATTAAATGTAAACAACGGAAGTTCTATTGACATTTTCATCAACGGAAAACTGGTTCAAACAAATGCTTTGGCAAAAACATGGAGTTTAAGCGCCGGATCATTGTATGTTGGTTCCAAAAACGGGTTTGACGGATTCATTACTATGGCAACCTATAATAAGGCGCCGCTTGGCCCGCAAGACGCGTGGGACATTTATTCCAGTGGATATGGCAGCGGCGGCGGAAGTTCAGTGACCGATTTTTTTAACAAGTACAAAATTCGATTCGCCTTTGTAAAAGACAATGTTGAACTGTCTCGACTTGATGTTTAATTAAGAATTCGGAATTCGAGATAATTGCTGAAAAAAAAATAATTAATAATATTTTTATTAGGTAAATATTATTAAATAATATAGTAACATATAGTAACATAATAAAAATATATAACATGAAAATTGGCATAATCACAGATTCCATCGAATATCTTAAAACAATTATCAATGTTATAAATAGTATAAATAATAATAATAATACTACTACTACTACTAGTACAAATACAATTAATATAAAATACATTATCACTAACAATGCAGACGTGTTTAATTATTGTCTCGTCACCTTTAAAACAATATTACATTTTTTTAATATTAAAACAGCTGATACCATAAACGATGATTTTATATCAATTTTACCAAAAGTAGATTTACAAATAATCTATAGTTTTTATATTATACCAAAAATATTGTATATGCATCCCAAATACAAAACAATAAATATTCATTATTCATTACTTCCATCTTACAGAGGACCCAATCCAGTATTAGCGCAAATACTTAAGAATGAAAAATATACAGGAATATCGATTCATTATGTTAGCGACGTAATAGATGATGGAAACAATATAATTGCACAAACAGATAAAATTCCCATTATTTATAAAAATACAAATACGAATTCATATTATGCAACTTTATCATTATTAAATAAAAAAGTAACGACTATAATTGAGAGAACACTTCGTCTTATAAATTATAAAAAAATATTAGGTCCAATAAAAACAATGTACGAAAATTCATACTATTCAAATCATCAAATTAAACAATTAACAATTAATAATGCAAAAAAATAAATAATTAATAATATCCAATTATATTATATCGGTTAATATTAATATTATTAATTCAGTTAATTAATAAATAATAAAAAATGCTATTTTATGGAAAACAAATTGATTTTACATATATTATTTTAATTGTAATTTTAATTTTGGCCATCTATATTATTTATTCGTTTTACCAGCAACAAAAAGAGACCATTCAGGTAGTATCATTATCACGACCCATCATGCAACCAAAAACTGTTCCAATACCGAATAATGTTGCGCTAAGTAACGGCGCATTCGCCGTGTCATTATGGGTGAATTTGAATTCGTCACCTCAATTTACAGCAACTACAGCAGCTGGTTTAGGCGGCAATACATCTAGTTTGAACTTGATGCGTTTAACAAATGCAAATTCAACATCAACTGCCGTACCAACTGTACCTGTAACACTTTTAAGCTTGACTATTGATAACAATGGAAATCTCGGTGTTTCCTATTTCATAAATTCTTCAACCCAAATGACAACCATTATGCTGTTTCCAATTGCAGAACCCGTAAACATCGTTTTAAATTATAACGGGGATGACGAGATTGACGCCGATAAAAGTGAAAATGAAACCGTGTATGATCCAACCACTAATAAAAATATACCCGTTTATAACCCGGATTCAAATACTTTTTACAACGGCAGTAAACGCGCCCTCGATGTGTATGTAAACGGGTTTCTAAACAATACAGTTATTATTGATACGCTGACAAACTCGACAAGTAATTCAAATTCGCCGTTCGTCACCTACATGGACGCATCCATGAATTATATCACAACAAACGGAAACCAGCTCGTTATTGGCGATAGTCAGACGATAATATCGTTGGATGGTACGATATCCAATGCCACATTCATTAAAAACGGATGTTCGCCGCAAGACGTTCGAAATATTTTTAATCAAGGAAACAGTGGTAGTATTTTAGAAAACTTGTTGTCCTATAAACTTCGTTTCAGTTTGCTCGAAGACAATAGAGAAGTTAAAACGTATGACGTCTTGTAGCGTGTTCTAGCGTGTTCTAGCGTCTTGTAACTGACTATAAAGTATATCTATCATATGTCAAATTATGTATTGTCGATTCTTGAATGTCTGTGTCAAATTGCTGCGATTGTTCAAAATATGGAAAACTTTCATCGTGTACATATATATTTAAATTACGATCCGTTGCCAATTCTGATAAATAACTATCTATCTGTTGATTAATAGGGAAAATAGTATTAGTGTTGAATATTTTTTCAATGCCTTTTTTATTAATAACATATGCGCTCATTAGAAAAAATCTTTTACCCTTGTATAAATTTTTCCCAATATATTCTTTTTCATAAACAAAATGTGGACTGCTTAATAAATAAATATCCCATCCGTCTGGTAATTTTTTTATTCTTTTACTTA